CAGGTCATTGGCCAGGCTGTTGTAGGCCACGCGCCAGCCGCTGGCTACGCGCTGCAGGGTTGTTTTCACAAATGGGCCAAAGTTCGCCTCTGGATATTTGCTCTCCGATGGCTCTACGCGGTAACCAGCTGGCAATGTGTCATACACACCGGGCTGGCTGTACATAACCTGTTTGATTGGCTCGCCGTTATAGCCGCTGCCACCTTCCTCCCTTGCATCTTCACCACCAGCCCAGCCTGGAGGCGGCTCGCCATCTGGTGAATAAATGAAGCCGTAGTGGTTTGCACCATGCTCAGCGGCCAAGATGGCTGAAAACTGAAACCCGCCCAGATGGTGCAGGCTGAGCATGCCCGGTGCCATCCACGGAATGCCGCGCACTTGCTCGGCGTGGTCTACCTTAAAGCCGTGGATGACCTCTTCAATCGGCACCCGCTCACGCAGACGGCCCCGGCCTGTGTAGTCTTGCGGGTGGGCCGTCCAGATGTGCAAGGCCGCCGGGCGGCGGTAAGCATTCACCTCCACCCCCATGATGACGGTGTTGCCCGTGCGCGGCTCTATGCCGTTGTACTGGGTGTCGATACGGTCTACATCAATCACCTGCAGCGCGTAGTTAAAGGGGTTGCCTGCGGCCTCGCCCATCACCTCGCGCACCAGAAACTCGCCATCGCTGGGCATGGCGCCCATCAAGCCCGCACACAGGCCGCGCAGGTCTTGCTGGCCGGTAATGTCTGCCACGCGGCCCCAGCGCTGCCAAGCAGCCTCGATGGCGGCGTTGGCCATGCGATCGGGCTTGCCGGGCGCATCTTGCACACGCATTTGCAGGCGCACACCGCCCGCTCCAATGATGTTGTCAGCGCACATGCCGCTGAACTTTTTGGCGTAGTCGTTGTTTTTGACCAGGTCACGCCCACGGGCGCGCAACTTGTCCAGGTCTTGGCGCAGCTCTTGGTTGATGGCCTGGTTGGTGGCCAGCCAATCTGCCTCGGTGCGGCTGATGCGCGCAGCGGCAAAGCCGCGCTTTTGGTTGCGAGGGGGCGCACTGCGGCTGCCAAAGCGGGGAATTAGATTGCGCCAGTTCATCGGCCAAACCTCACATAAACACGGCCGCCAAGGCCTTTGCCTGTGCGGCGCGCCTCTTCGCGGCGCACCTCCACCACCAGGCGGTCATGGTGCTGCCACAGCTCTGGCAGGGTGTAGTTGGTGACGGAGCGGCCTTTGATGGTGTAGCCCTGACAGGCGATGCTGTTGGGGTCTGCCAGGTAGGCCTTGATTTCATCCAGCGCGCGGCGGGCTGGGGTGCGGGCGTCAACGCCTTGCGCCAGGGCAGGGGCTACCTCGCACTGCCCTTCGGCCACGGTGTAAACGTCTTCGTCTTTTTTAACACGGGCGCGCCATGCGCAGGTGCCAGCAGGCCAATTGGCAGATTCAGCGGCCGTGATGTGAATGTCAAAGCCCGTGTTGTCGGCGTTTGCAGCTGCCGCTACGGTTTTTACGTCTTTGCCACAGGCAAAAAGGTATTCGAGCGCCCAGCCATCGGCAGGCGTATAGCCGCTGATGGCTTTGTGCCAGCGCACGGTGTCGCCAGCGGTGATGCGCGCGGGCTCGGTGGTGGGGGTCTCTTGCATAGCCGACATTGCCCGCTATTTCGGGTGAAATATGCAAGGCACAGCATTGCACTGCTCACCACCCACAGCCCCAAACCTCACTTGTCGCTGACGATCTGGAACAGACGGCGCTTGGAGAGTTCATAGCGACGCTCAAGCAGCTCGATGCGCTCCCCCATCTGATAGTCACGGCGGATCTGGGCGTTTCGCTCTTTGAGGTCACGCGCTGCCATACTGGCAATCCAGGCCTTGTCGCCGCCAAAGTGATCACGCACCTGACGCTCTACAGCCTGCGCAAGCTGGGGGCTGGTACGCGGTGCCACGGCCAGCCAGCAGCCCAGCATGTAGGCCACCACATCTTCGGTGACGGGCACCGCATTCAGGCGCGCTTGTACGTCGGGCTTGATGCCGGCTGACTCGGCATCGGGTGTAGGGGCTTCTGTGAATTCGGTCATGGTCTCCCTCATGGTGCTTACCACCCCATTCGCTGGGGTGTGGGGCGGCGGCGCTGGGCCTGCAGGGACTGCTGCGGCTGCACGGGTTTGGGTGCGGGCTGGCTCGCGGCCTCAGGCTCATACACACCATCAGCGGCGGGCTTGAGCTGGGCCAGCAGCTGGCGCTCGCGGTTGTCCCAGTCAATGCCGCGCATGCGGTGCAGGCGCAACTCGGGGTGATGGGCAGCGGCGTAGCTGTAGACAAAGGTGTCCAGCGGCTCATTGCGGGCACCGCGCTTTTTCTCGTAGCGGTTTTTGGCAGGGTTGTAGGTTTCGCTGACCAGCCCGGCAAAGTAGCTGGGCTCCAGCTCATGGCTGAAGTGGGTCATGCGCTCATCAAATGGGCGCTCGGCATCCACGCTCAAGCGGCCAAACAGCCAGTTTTTGGCTGCCACCGTGCCTACGTAGTAAGCGCGCACGCCCTTTTTGTCGGTCACGCCCTTGTAGGTCACATCCAGCAGGCGGGGCTTGCCCAGCAGCGGGGCGTTGTTCTGGATGGCGCCTTGAATGGCCATAGGCCGGCGCACCAAGGCCTGGCGCACCCAGTGCTTGACCTCATCGGTGCGGTGACCGGCCATGTCTTGGGCAGTGGCCTCAATGCGCAGCACCACGCCGTCTTGGCGGGCAATGGGCTTTTGCAGGTACTCGGTCAATGCAGCAAAGGTGGCTGGGTGGGCCGGGTCACCGGGCAGCACGTGGTGGTCCAGCACCCAAAACGCCATGCCACGGCCCCACCCGGTCAGAGTGACTTCCAGACGATCATCTTGGGTATCCACACCGGCGGTAACGTACAGCACTCCCACAGGCGCCTCACGCAGGGCATAGGCTTCAGCCCGCTCGGCAATGGCGTTGTGGCGCACAGCGCGCATGCTGGCGTCTTCCCAAGTCTCTGCCAGGCGGTCATTGGTGAAGGTTTTGAGCTTGGCGGGGTCGCCCTGCGCATCCATCCACATGCGGGCCAGCTCCAGCCAGGTGGGGCCCAGGCCAAACTGGTAGTACAGGCAGTTGATGTGGTAGCTGCGCACTCCGGGCAAGGCGTTGGGGTTGCCGGGGATCCACTGGCCCGCGGTGATCATTGCGGTCTTGTGGTGCTCATCAATGCAGCAGCCGTTTTCTTGGCACACGTACCATGCTTCGCTCAGGTCTTTGGCCCACTGCAGGCCCGACCACTGCAGATGCTGCATGTGGCCGCAGTGCGGGCATGGCACGTGGTAGCGGCGTTGGTCGCCCTTTTCAAACTTTTCTTCAATGCGGCTGCGCCCTTTGATCTGGGGGCTGCTGATGTACACGCGGATGCTGGTGGCCGGGAATGCGCTGGTGCGCCCGTCCAGCATTTCCACCGGGTCATCGCCACCCTTGAGGTTGTTGGCGAATTCGTCCACCTCGTCCACCAGCAGCTTTTGCACGGTGGTGGACTTGAGGCGGCTGGCGCTGCCCGCATGCTCCAGGTACAGCTGCCCGCCCACAAAATCCTTAAAGGTCTTGGTGTTGCTGGCGTCACGGCTGCTGACGCTGCGCAGCGCTTCACGCACCGCTTTGCTTTCTTCGATGAGGGGATTGAGCTTTTGGTTGACCCATTTGTCCATGCTCACTTCACCGGGCAGGCACACCATGATGGGGCCAGGCGACTCTGTCATAAAGTAGCCCAGCGCGTTGACCTCCACCTCGGTCTTGCCGAACTGGATGGGGAACATCAGCGACACATCACGCACACCGCTTTTGCTGCTGCAGGCATCCATAGGCTCGCGCAGCGGCGGGTTGCGGCTGGTGCGCCACTGGCCCGCAATGCTGCTGCCCTTGGTGGAGAGCACCCGGTTGTTGTCTGCCCAGTCACTGACCAGCATGCGTTTGCGGGGCGCAATTGCACGGGACATGCTGCGCAGCGCGCGCGCAGGGCTGGCGAAGTCTTTCAGTTGCCTCAATGCACACTCCCCTGTTGTTGTCGCTCTTCCACCTCCTGCGCCAGCTTGGTTAAAGCGGCGGCCATTTCTGCGCGGGCAATGTCCATTTGTTCACCCAAGATGCGCATGACCTCAGCCTGACCCAGGCCGGCCAGCATGGGCCCCACGGTGGCGGGCACGGCATCCAGCACACCAGCCACCTTGGCGGCGGCATCAGCAAACACACCCACCACTTCGGCGGCATCCATCAGCTCGCCCGCCTCTTTGCGGTAAGCGTTTTCTTCGCGCAGGGCTGCGTAGTGTTCTTTCTTGGCGCGTGCGCCTTGAAATTGATAGCTATCAGTGCTTTCTGCACCTACTTTAGAGGCTGATTTCTCTGTTTTTTCGGATTCAGCACCAGACACTAGCAGCGCACCATCGACCGCATAGCCGCGCTCAGCCGCATGGCGCTCGGCCACCCCTTGGCGGCTTGGGTCTTTGGTTTCGTTGATGCGCTGGATGGATTCGGCCACCAGCACGTGTTTGCCGTCTTCCGCCATCACCAAGCGGCCAGCGTGGGCCAGCTCATAGGCGTAGCGGCCCTTGTAGCCCATGTGCTTGTTGAAGGCGCCAATGCTCATGATGTTGGGGTTGCTCATGCAGCGCCGCCTTTCTCAAACGCAGTGCGCACGTGGAAACGGAAACGGCGGCCCAAGTATTCAGCCCGGGCGGCATCGTTGCGCAGGCGGTCCAGCTGCAGCATGGGTTTGTAGCTCCCGGCGCGCACAAACATGAGCACCGGGCGCACATCCACCCCGCCCGTGCCCTGCACTGCCCAGATGCCTGCGGGCAGGTTGGCCATGCGCTGGTCAAAGTCACCCTTTTTGGTTTGGCGGGCACCACCGCGCATACCGCCGTAGGTGACGATGTAACGCCAGCCCCGCACGGGGCCTATGAAGCTCTTGGCTTTTCCGCCCCGCTCATGGATGCCCTGCATACGTTTGGCCCCCATGTTGGCGCGAAAGCCATCACTGCCAAAGGCCTGCAAGTAGCTCAGCAGCTGCGTGACAAACGGGCCGCGCAAGTTGCCGCGCCCATCGTCGCTGTTGGGAAATGGCGTGGCAGGGATGGCGGTTTGGTAGCCATTGGGCAAGATGCCCGCCTTGCGCAGGCGCACCTCGCTGCGCTTGTCAGCACGACGGCCGCCGTACTCTTGCGCCTGCAGCACGTGCTGGGGGTCTACACCGATCTTGCCGCCGGTGCTGCCCTCATCACTGCGGTAGGTGGGCATGACCGTGGCCTCCAGCTTGTCAGCCGTGGCCATGAAGACGCGGGGCGACCGCTCCACAAACGGCGTGACGCGGTCAAACATGGTGCGCATGTGGGCCTGCATGTCGCGGCGCAGCTGAAAGGCGGCATCGTTGAGCGCTTTGGCCGAGGCTTCGCGGATCTGCTGATCTGACAGCGCCTGCAGCTGCTTTTTCACGCGATCGACGCCGAGGATGTTGGTGGTTAGTTGCATGCGGCCTCCTTGGCTTTCTGCATGGCAGCAGCAACCATAGTGCTTGCACGACGGCGGGCTGCCTGCCTGTCGCCACCATGGTCAGCGAAGTAGCACACTGCATCAAAGATGGTGTTTTCCGGGGTGACCACACCGCACCAAACTGCAGCACCCGCTTCAGGGGCTATCCACCAATCGGTGCCAATGCCCAAGACGGCCTCAAGGCGACTGCAGGCACCATCGGCCCGCAATGGGTTCCAGAGCGCATTACTTGGCAACACAAACCCTTCCCCGCTGCTGTAGCACTCTTGCCCGTCATTCCAATATGCCAACTCAATCCCTGCAGCCTTTGCCGCCAGCTCTAACAATTCACGATCAGACATTGCGCACCTCCCCCGCCCCCTGAGTGCTAGCAGAAGCGGTCAACATGCCGTTTTCGCCAGTCAGAGCATCCAACCCCTTGCCCACCACCTTTTCGTTGCCAGAGAGCGTGATTTGCAGGGCGCGCAGGCCGGGAAACACGCCTTGTGCCTGCAAACCGGCAACCAAACCATGCAGGGCAGGCCATTGCTTGACCACTTGGCGCACTTGGGCGGCGTTTTCTTCGGTACAGGCAATCACTTTCTTTACTTCCACCATCTCTTCTCCTTTTAAAAAGAGGTTGTGCGGTATATGTGCGGCAACTTGTGCGGCATGAAAATGGCGTAAGTGATTGATACGTAAGGTGTGTGCGCTATGTGCGTTATGTGCGCTATGCATTACTGCGTGCATGCATGCACGCACACGCCTGCACATGCGCACGCCTGCGCCCACACACATAGAGGCTGATGGCGCACATAGCGCACAAGCCTTGTAAATCAATGACTTATTAGTGCACTGCATAGCGCACACCATGGCGCACATAGCGCACAAAACGGGGTGTTTGCGGGCGTGGTGCATCAGATGGCCCCTCCGCGCAGGTCTTTCAGGGCGCGCTGAAACACGTCAATGCGCTCGCCCAGCCAATACACCTCGTTGTCGCCAGCAGGCAGCGCCTTGCCACCCGGCAGGTAGCACACGCTGCTGGGGCCCTTGGTGCCGGATCCACTGTCGTAGCGTTTGCGCAGCACCTGGCCACCATGCTTGCGGGTGATGGCGTTGCTAAAGCGCGGTAGAGGCAAGGCCCGCTCGTTGGTGGTGGCGCACCACAGCTTGTAGACCGCATACAGGTCAGACATGAGGCATGGCGTGAGCAGATTTGGGCAACCTTTGGCGGGGAAGCCCTGCACATCGCCCGCCTCAAACGCCCGCACAAACTTGCTGGGGCTGTCCAGGCTGAGGTTGATCAGCTCTTGCTTGGCGGCCGTCATGGGCGGCAAGGTGGCGTTGGTAAAGCCGGTCAGATCCACCTGCAGCAAATAGTCATACAGCGCCTGTGCGCCACCGGCATCAATCTCCGCCTTGACCTTGGCGTAAAAATCGGGCGTGAGCTTGGCCGGCGTCCAGATGATGGCGTGGCGGCGGTCATCCTCCTCCAAGACTACGGGCATGGCCTCGTTGGAGAGGAACACCATGTTCACGTGGTTGGCCTCGTAGTACGCGGCCATGTTTTTGGGGTTGATGCGGATTTGGTCGCCGGTGATGAACGCTTTGAGCTTGTTTTTGACGTGAAACAGGTCAGAGCGGGCCACCACCTCATCGGCAATCAGAAACAGCTTGCGGCTGGCCCAGTCGTTGAACTTGTCTTCAATGGCGCTTTGGTCAATCGTCCAGCCGTACTTGCCGAAGATTTCCATGTACGCCTCAAAAAACATGTTCTTGCCCGTGCCCTGCGGCCCGTGCATGACGATGGTGGTTTTCATCTTGGCGCCTGGGTGCTGCAGCGGGTAGGCCAGCCATTTGATGACCCAGTCATACAGCTCATCGACCTTGCGACCCTCTTCCGCGCTGCACATGTGGGCCAGCAGCTCCAGCAGGTAGCCACACTCGCCCGCCTTGGGCTTGATGGGCCAGCCATCCCACAGGTTGCAGCTGATGCTTTCATCCTTGCAGGCCGGGTCAAAACCCACCTCTTCCGGGCGCACGATCAAACGGGCTGGGTGTTCACGCCAGGTGCTGAACACATCGCCGTTCAGGCACAGGTGGCCCATGTCGGTCAGTGTGACAAGGCGGTGCTCATCATGGTCAAACACCGCGCCGCCTTGGCCGTACACCAGGCAAAAGCGCTCCAGTAATTCATCCAGCGAATCAATGGGGCGAATGGGCGCTTTCTCGCCAGAAACCTCCACCCCCGCCCCCCCTGCGTTGAGGGCAACGCGCAGCTTGTTTTGGCGTGTGCGCCAGCCCAATTCCAGCAGGCGGGCCTCCACCTGGGCGCGCACCATGTGCAGGCCTTCGGCCATGTGCAGGTCGTTGAAGTCGTTGGCCTTGGCGCCCTTGTCCAGCCACGCCGCGCGCTGGGCGGGCACATCGGCAAACGCCGGTGCCATCCAGCTGCCACCGGTTTGCATGGCGGCAGTGCTGGCCATGGTCAGACCAGCGTTTTGTGCGTTGTGGTCTTGGCCGCAGTGCGGGCACTTGGGTCCATCGGGCAGCCAAATGCGGTGCTTGCACTCTACGCGGCGGCCTGCCTCAGCGGTGGCGTGGGCGTTTTCGGCGTGGCACTTTTGGGTGTTGTCGTCGTCAGCGCACACCAAAATCTGCAAGCCCTTGTAGCGCTTGCGCAAGGCCTCGGCCACGGGGGGCAGGTTGTTGGCGTCAAACGCTACGGCCACGGGCAGTTGTGTGGCCGCGTGGAGGCTGGCTGCGGTGGCATAGCCTTCGGCCACCAGGCAAATGCCGTCCGGCTGGGGCATGCCCATGAGGTGGAACTTGCCTTTTTTCTCCAGCCCCTGGGGCCAGTATTCCTTCTCACGCTCCCCCGCGCCCCGCTGCTTGCCGCGGATGATCTGCAGGCCATGCACGTGGCCATTGGTATCCAGCATGGGCACCACCATGGCGCCACTGGGTGAAAAGCGCACCCCGTACGCTGGCACGCCCTTGCGCTCCAGGTAGTCGCACTCTCCGGTGGGCTTGCAGGCCTTCCACGTCTTGGTGGCGCGGGCAGCGGCACGCTCGGCCACTGCCTTGCGCGCAGCCTCAGCGCGGCGGCGGTCTTCGGCCAGGCGCTTTTTTATGGCCTCGGCCTGCTCTTTGTTGATCTTGTTTTTCAGGTTCAGCTTGAGCTTGGTGGCGTTGTTTTCCGCACCACGCCACACGCCAAAGCTGCCCACCAGGGCAAATGCGCCATCGTCCAGCCGAATTTCGTGGATCGAGTACCAGCCCTTGCGCTCTTTGCCCTCACCCTCCACCCGGCAGCGGCGCATGCGCCCCACCTCAATGCTGTCGACCAGCAGGCCTGCAGCCTGCAGTTGCATCAGCACGTCATCGTAGTTGGCTGCCATTGTCAGTAACTCCCAGCCTCACTACCTACACACTTGAAGGGGCTCGAATTACCCGCTTGCAGGGTATAGGGGGAGGACCCAACACCGGGGGTGCCCCCAGTGCAGCACTGCCACCCTTTACTGACACGCCGCGTGTGCGTGCGCCTTTCAAGCCTAGAAGGGGTGCGGGGAACGGACGGGCCAGCGCGCGCAATTGCGCGGCGGCTTGCGGGGACAGGTTCAACATGGCATTGCCTCTTGTAGTACGTGCGCCCGAGCTATCACCCCCGAGCGTGAGCACAGCCTTTGCGGCTGCAATAAAAGCGCCCTGCCAACCGCCAGCACGAATCAGCGCGCCGCTAAGCGCACCGGCCTTGTGGGCTGATAAAGCCCAGCCGCGCTGGATAGAGGTGGGAGACAGAGCAGAAAACAAAACTCAGCCCTCGGTGTTAGAGGGCTGTGGCACACGCGCTGCCAAGGCCGCCACCATGGCGCCAGTGGCAGCAATCAAATCGTTGGCCATATCGGTGGCACGGCGCACCTCATTGCGGCTGACCGTTTCTTTGCCGTGCAGCGCATCGGCCGCACTGGCCGTGAAGGCGGCGAACTTGGCCTGCAGATGCATGAACGCCTCGACCGGATCGCCCCCATCCTGCGCAGGCAGCGCCTTGCCACAGGTGTAGCCAAGCTGCTGCGCCATGGCGTACAAGATGGAAGGATTGTTCGCAGCCACCTGCAAATTCACCGCCTCCTTGAGCGTGAGGTGGTGCGTGTGGATATTGGGGTTCAGCTTATTAAGGAGCGTGCCCTGATTCATACCCATGCGCACAGCCAGTGCGGCACCGCCGCCGGGGTAATGCTGGGCAATCAGATAAGCAGCATCGCCAACATCCATCCCCGGTGCAATGTGGACTTGGCCCCCTGCGTTCACGTTGCCAGCAAGGCCCGCTAGATTGAGACTAATCACACCCATCAACGACATAAGGAGCCCCCACCATGAACGCCAAAGCACATGCCCGCACCTGCCTTGGCTACGATGGCGGCTCCTACACAACCAACTACGCCAAGGAGGGCGGACATGACCAATACACCCAAGGGCTTTGCAGCCGATGCAGACACGCTCAACACCATGGTCTCAGCCATGGGCGCCTTGGCCATGTGCGTGGCACACGCCATGAAACCCGAGCAACGCGCCAAGATGGCCGATGGCTTGGCAGCCATAGCCAAGAAGGCCGAAGCGGACGGAGACACCAAGCTGGAGACGCTACTCATCGACATGCACCGCGCTATTCGCTGACCACGACAAAACGGCGGCTTGACTGCCATGCGGCGAACTTGGCGCACAGCGCATCGATTGCTTGCTTATCCATAAGTAGCTCCTTGGGTTGCAGACGCAAGAGCCGTGGAATCGGTCGCTTTTGCGACAATGGAGGTCTTCACACCCGTCCCAGCCACTCGCTGGCTATGCAGCTTTTGCAACGCCGTGTAGGTGCTGGCCCATAAATTCTTGGTCTGACCGCGCTCAATCTTTGAGATCGTTCCTTGGCTCACGCCAATAGCAAGGGCGACCTCCACTTGCGTAAGGCCACTACCCCGGATCTCATCGAGTAATTGCTTGGCGTCCATTTGCGTCTTGAAATATTCAATGACGACTATTCTAGCGAGCGTATTTGAATATGCAACTGCGATTAACTTATGTCATGAACTCTTTAGCTGAGCGGGTCAGAGCCGCCCGCAAATTTAGAAACATGACTCAGGTAGAGCTGGCCAAGGCATCTGGCGCAGCGCAGTCCGACGTGTCAAAAATCGAGCGTGGTGACACGGAACGCACCACGCACATCCTTGGTTTGGCTGCAGCACTTCGCTGCGACCCCCATTGGCTAGACACAGGTGACGGCCCTGCGCCCTGGTCTTACAACTTGCAAACAAACCCTATAAGCGGTTACAACTCAGGACAAGCGGCGCAAAATCTCCGCGAAACCACATCGCAATACAACGTAAGAAAGTACCCCCTGCTGAGCAGCGTGCAAGCTGGCTCTTGGGGCGTTGTCGACATGGACCCTGACACCGTAGAAGAATATGTAATTTGCCCTGTAGAGCTTGGCCCGGAAGGGTTTTGCATGCGCGTCGACGGTGACTCCATGACCAGTCAAGAAGGCCCCTACTCCTTCCCCGACGGCATGAATGTTTGCTTCAAGCACACCAATGAGGCGAACCACAAAGACTTTGTCTGCGTTGTGCGCGAAGGCGAAGGTAACGCAATCTTTAAACAATTGTTGTTGGTTGATGGGCAGTGGTTTCTCTACAGCCTGAACCCAATGTGGCCCACCAAATTCATCAAGCTAGAGCAAGGTGACCGCATCACCGGCAAGCTCAAATACGCTGGATGGCAGTTCTAAGTCACCGCTGACTGACAAAAAAGCCACAAAAAAGCCCTTCAAACAACCTCCTTCGGGAGGTTTTTTTTGCTTCTTTGAATATTGAATATTCTTTTGCGCTTGCAATAAATATTCTTATGTGAATAATTCACCCATCGCAACAACAACGCGATGGGCACCACGGCATCGACCGGGGTTCAAGCCCCGGATCGTTAACACCGCTACCGATAAAAGCCCCAAAGCCAGCCGCTGCGACAGCGTCTTTCCACGGGGCCTGCTCACCACGCACTGGCAGTCACCGAAAAGTGCAAACCAGCAGTTCCCCATCGTGAAGCCGCACCAAGTCCACCGTGTGCGCCTGATGACCGATGTAGCTGCTGATCCCAGGCCAACCCCGCTGCCCACATGCCAAGCAGCCGCGCTGACCAGGACGCCCACCAGCTGTGGCGCGGTAACAGCTGGAAGCGACAGTGCCCGCCGGGCTGGCTGGCACTGCGCAAACCAAAGCGCCTTTACAACAAGGCGTTTTGGTTTGCAAAACACGTCATCTACACTGCCCCAAAACAATCAGGAGTGCGGATGACACAACCCAACATGACAAGCCTCTTGCAAGAGGCCGGCAACCCCGATCAACGCAATGCCGACCTGTGGGCGCAATGTTTTGTTGAAGCCGATGGCGATGAGGGAAAGGCCAAGGCCTTGTACGTGAAGGCAAAGCTGCCAAAGCAAGAGCCCGCTCCTCAGAAAGCGTGGTGCCCCAACTGCGGAGCACAGTGCCTGAGCACTGACACCTTCTGCGCCAATTGCAAAATGCACATGACAGGCGAGCACCGCCCGGTTGCCGAAAAGCCAAAGCCATACATAGCACCACGACAGACCAGCTATAGCGGCGACAGCCAAACCCATAACCTTGTAAAAACTGCCAAGAGCCGAGGCATTTACATCATCCTGGGCATCTTCTTTGGCATGCTGGGCATTCACAACTTCTACGCTGGCCGCTACGCACGCGGCGTTTGGCAGTTGCTGTGCACCATGATTCTTGGGTGGTTCGTGGTTGGCCTGTTTATCACCGCAATCTGGGTCATCGTGGATCTGTTCACCATCAAAACTGACGGCGCAGACGACCCAATGGCCTAAGGAATATATCTATGAAAATTTGCCTCTACTCCAGTCAGCTTGAACCACTTGTGATTCTTGATGCGCCAAGCAACCTCCGAGCTGGCCAACGCATCCGTGTTAACTGCCAGACCGAGAGCGCTCACACGGTCTGCGCTGCTGCAAACCAGCCCCCTACCGAACAAATGGTCTTCGCAGTTGCAGAGGTCAAGGTGTTACACATGCCTAATCAGAAGGCAGCGCTCATTGCTGTTAATCACGAAATAAGCGATGACGCGACCATCGTCACACAGTGCACAAATCAGTGGCCGATGTTCATATCCACCTAGAGCACCAATTCCCCTCCCCAGCCCACCCTCACCCGGTGGGCTTTTTTTCGCCCGGAGATTTTTAAATGTGACAAGCCGCCAAGCGGGCAATAAACGCCGCCACCCACCTGCAGGCGCTAAACGCAGGGCCATTGAGAAAGCCTTTTGCCCACTTTACGGGTCTCGGCCTCGTCAGCTTCCCTCGGGTTGGCGGGGCGGGCAAAGGGCCTTTCTGAATGGCAAGCCATCCAGCGAGTCCGCTGACCTTGTGCGCGAAGGACGGGAGGCCTTTGCACCACAGCCCCTCCGGCAGGTTCCAGCGGGCTCACTAGATGGCTTTTCACCCACCACAACCCAGGAGCCAACCCCATGCGCGACTACCTGACCGAATACGCCGCCACCACCCGCCAAAAAGTGGACATGGCACTGGCTGACCGCTTGGACTTCGCCATGCGCCGCGAAGGCGACAAGCACGTGCGCCACAAGATGGCACATGCCCGCCGCGCAGCCACCGCCATCCACACCCTGCTCAAAGAACTGCCTGAGCTGCCGGACACCCAAGCCCAGCAGCTGACCGACAGCGCCGCCACCCTGCGCCGCGCTGCTGACAGCTTGGAAGGCTTGGCACGCTTTGCCAAGGGCTACCAAGCGTTTTTCTTGGCCGCCGTCAAAGCCGAGGAAGAGGCCGAGCTAGAGGCCTTTGCCCAGCAGCGCTGGGGCCACGATGCGCAGGCCTTGGAATTTGAATGGCAACTGTTGCGCGAGCTGGCCACGAAAGAGGGCATGACTACTTTTGCGCAATGGATGCACGGCCAAGACCGCTTCAAAGACGTCACCCCTAGCGGCTTTATTGCCCCCATGAGCCACCGCGTGCACGAGATGCCCGGCAAAAACAAACCCCGCGAAGCGGCCGCCTGCTTTGTGGGCGCCAATGCCGCTATCAGCCGCCGCTCACACGCCAGCTCTTGCGGGCGCTGGTGCCACGTAGGCCTGACCGATTACGAAAGCTACTTGTGCAGCCGCAAAGCCGCTGCACAGCACACCCAAACACTGGTGCACAAGCTCACCAAACCAGCCACCCAATGAGGTGGATTTTTAACGCCTGCACAGGAGACATGCCATGCAAGCCGCATCCCACCCACCCGGACGTTTAACCCTGCCCAGCCAACTGCTGACAGACAAGCACTTTGTCTACACCAAGGCCATCAACACCGACATCACGCAGACCCTGCGCCGCGCCCGTGAGCAGCTGGTCAACCAGCAGCTGCAGCAAGAGCTGCGCGAAATTGCCGCACAGGCGCAGCTGCCGGGCGTGCCACCCATGCAAGCGCCAGCGCAGCGCATACGCGCAGGCATTGGCCACCAAGTCGCACTCCCCTTGATATGAGCCAGTACCCACCGTCATACCCAGCAAGCCCACCACCAGGATGGAAAACACCATGCGTAAACACCAGCCCTATCACGTCACCGTGCACACCCCAGAAGGCCGAACCAGCTACATCACCAGCGCCCGCAACGGCGTGCACGCCGTCAGCGAAGCACTTGGCATGTTCCCCAATGCCAAGGCTGCCAAAGCCAAGCCCGTCACCCAACACCGCGCTGGATGAGCTCTTGGCCCTGCTGCAGCACCAAGACCGCCGCCGCAGCCAAGTGCTAAGCGCTATCGAATCAAAAGCACCTAGCGCACAGCAGCAGTTTGAGTCACTGCAAAACCATTTTCAAACCGAGCATTTAAAGGCGCAACGCGCTCACTTTTTAACCACCGCCGCAAGGCACAACCCCAGGAGATAGACCATGCACGCAGTTCCCAACACCAGCGCAGCGCAAACCGACGTGAGCGCTTTCATCACCGATTTGGATGGCGGCCAGTTTGACCGCATGCTGTCCGTAGCCCTTGGCCAAGTGGCCGCAGGCGTGGTGGACAACAACAAGGTGGGCGAAGTGGCCGTCAAGTTCACCATTGAGCGCATTCCCGGCACGCACCAGGTAAACGTGAAGCACTCGCTCAAGTTCAGCAAACCCACGCTGGACGGCAAGGCCGGTGAAGAAGCCACCCGCAAAACCGTCATGCACGTGGGCAAAAACGGCGTGATGAGCCTGGTGCCACAAAGCCAGCTGAGCATTCCCGGCGTTCCCTCCAAGGTGTAACGCCAGCAACCCCACCCAGCCCGCCACCTTGGCGGGCTTTGTTTTTTCCGCTTTACCAACCAAACCCTGAGAGGGAAACACCGTGAACCAAGCAACTCAAGCGCAAGCGACCAATACCGAAGCCGTACAAGGCGAGGCACTGCCATTTAGCCTTGGCAACCCCGTGCTGGACCAGCGCGACACCACGATTGATCAGGCCAACGCCGCTATCTTTTACGCAATAGGCAATAGTCGCGGCATCTCTCCACTGGTCGCGCTGCCCGATGACTTCAGCCGCCACGACGTTGAAAACTACCTGCCCGCCCGCATTCGCGCCCGTGGCACTTTCACCGCGCCCTACATGAACGACTTTGTGGCCTACGCCGCACAGCACAAAGAAGATGGCGCCAGCGTGTTTGTGGATGCAGACAACATTACTGCCACCGCCGTGCTGAACCTGGGCACTCCCGACAATCCCGGCCATGCCGACCAGTTGGCCAAGCTGGCACCCAAGCGCACTGCGGCTTACGAAGCCCTGAGCAACATCACCCGCAGCCCACAGCCCCAGCGCGAAATGGCCGAGTTCTTGGAAGACTGGATGCCCTACTGGATCGCACTGCACGAGGGCAATCCCCTGACGCAAGGCCAGGCGGTGCTAGCCATTCGCAATCTGACGGTGGAAGCCGCCATCAAGGCCGACCACAAAGAAGAAAGCCTGAGCGCCAGCCGCAGTACCTTTGAAAGCGTCAAGGCCAGCAGCGAGCACACGCTGCCCGGCGTGATCGTCTTCAAGTGCCACCCCTACCCAGACTTGCAAGTGCGCGAGTTTGTCCTGCGCCTGTCGGTGCTGACCAATGACAAAACGCCACGCTTTCAGCTGCGCATCACCGCACTGGAAGAGCACATCGAGCAAATGGCCACCGAGTTTGCGGTGCAAATCCGCGAAGCCGCAGAAGGCCAGATCCCCGTGCTGATTGGCGCCTACCAAAAGGTCAACTAAGCGCTGATTGCGATCACCCAGCCCGCCATCACGGCGGGCTTTTGCATTTTTGGAGACCCGTAATGCTCACCAGAATCAAAACCCTGATGGCACCGCCCAAGCCCGCGCCACAGCCCAGCCTTGAAGAAATGCTGGCGTTCTTGGCGCCACCAGCATCCCAGCCAAAAACATTCACCCTCTCACGCGGCCCGCTGGATCAGTTTGTGTATCCGAATGAGGCAACGCTGGACGACTGGGGAAAGCTGCGCACCCGCAAGCTGCAAGAAGAAATAACAGAGCGCTACACCCGCTACCAAAGTTTCAGCGTGTGCACAGTAGATAGATACATCGAGGCAATGCGCATACCACTCACATCAGAAACAAAGAAAAGCTATCAATGCCTGAATGAGCTGCACTGCGTGTCGTTTGAAAAAGTACCCGCCAGCATCTTTGAGCGCATCCCCCACTGGTTCAACCACGTGATCAGCTGCGGTCAGATCTGCCACCCACTGATTGCCAGCCCCGAGCTGGGCAACGTGATTGACGTTTGAGAGGCAACCACCATGCAACACACCGGCATGCTCTTTCTCTCACGCCACCGCCCCCAAGCAGGCCGCGCCAGGTGCGGGGCATTCCAGGTGCTGCTGCAGGCCTATGACCGCATCGACACCCACCAAACCGAGCTGTGGCAAATCACCTGGACGGGCCCAGCCGCCCAGCGCTTTTGGCAGCAGCACGAACGCGACCTCAAGCCCGGCGCCGCGCTGCAAGTGACGCTGGAACGCGCCCGGCTGCACACCATCTTCACCCGCCCGCCGCAAAGCGCCGTGCACGCCCGCGTGATCAGCATGGAATACGTGCCCCGCGTGCAGCCCGCAAAACCACAACTTCAACCCGCCTGACCATGCTTGAACACGCCCCCACCATCATCGGCCTGACCGGCGCTAACGGCGCTGGCAAAGATACCGTAGCCAGCATGCTGCAGGCTGCGCTGCACAGACAGAACCGCAAAACGGCCATCGTCGCATTTGCTGATGCGCTGTACCAGGAAGTGGCCCGTGCATTTAATTGCACGATTGAGCAGCTACAGCTGCGCAGCACCAAAGAGCAGCCCATCAAAGCGCTGATGCTCAGTATGTGCGGCGACCCTTGGTTTCACTGGAGCATTGAGCAGGCCTGCAATGTGCCCGTAGCACTGGAGGAACCACGCAGCCCCCGCCAAATCCTGCAATGGTGGGGCACGGAATACCGCCGCACGCAAAACCCACAGTACTTGGTGCAGCGTTTTCAAAAAACGGCACAGGCTCTTCTGGCTACAGAAGTCAAACACGTCATCGTCACAGATGTGCGGTTTGCCGATGAGGCCCAATGCATTCGCGCTATGGGTGGCGAAGTCTGGTGTGTGCACCGTCACAACCATCAGCCAGCAGGAACAGGCCATATCAGCGAAGTGACGGGCAAAGAGTTTGCGCCAGAAGCCACCATTCATAACGCTGGCAGCCTGAATGCATTACAGCTCAACAGCTGGCAAGCGCTCTACAGCAGCCATATGGCGCGAGCGCAAGCTTTGCAGAAAGGCGGTGTGTGAGGCATGAAGCACCAAACCAAAATCCGGCCAGATACAAAGCAGCTGATCAACCTCAGCCAAATCAACCAAGCCATCTTCCCGCTGCGTATTGATGCGCAAGGCCTTGCGGACTACGGCTTTCTGCCGACCACCACTTACATGGGGGCCAAATACTACCTACCGCAAGAGCTGCCAAACATGCGCCGCACCCTGGCGCTGGGCGCGCTGTGGCCAGAGGGTGAAGTCACCCACGCGCAGGAGCAGTTGCCCGAGCAAATCCCTGACTCAAATACGCTCTGGCAATTTCTGACAAAGGGCATGACCCCAAAAGAGATCCAGTCGCTATCCGCGCATGACCAAAAGGTGTATCGAGAGCGCGCAGCCAAAAATTGGGCAACGATCCGCCGCGAAGCAAGCGCCGCACACCCTGCCAGCAGTCCAACGCAGTGCAATACAAATTGATAGCTGCTAGCGCTTTATAGATAAGCGCTAGAGGCAGTTTTTACCCCAGCGGCACCACCGAGCCATCTACAGCAACCATCACATTGCCAGCGTCGGACACAACAATGGGAACGCCCAAGAAGTCCTCGCCCAATGCGCTGCGGTTGCTGTAGTTCATGGACTTGACCACCAGCTCACGGTTTTCCACCAGGGCCGCATGCGCGCTGGCAGTCAATTCAAAGCGCTGGGGATATGCGTTGTTATGGGTTTTCCAGTGCTCACGCAGGGCACTGGTCATTGATTCGTAGAGGTTGGCCATGCGTGAAGTCTACGCGCCAGCCAGGGCGGCTTTTGCTTTGCCCTACACCAAACACCAGGAGAAGCCATGCGAAGCCCCCGCAAAGGCCGTGAGCCCATGCGGCTGCAGGATCTTGCCAAGCAGATCGACTGCATCCGGTGCGATCAAAAGAAGCCTGCAGCCGGCGCCCGCCGCTTTCACGCCTGCCAGGTCTGCGCTGATTGCACGCAAAAGCTCGACCAGACGCCGCCGCCAGACCGAAAGACGAGCGCAGCACGCTGACGCCGAACTCACAACACAGCCCGCACTACGCGGGCTTTTTCTTTTCTGGAGCACACATGAGCACCACCCCACTGCAAGAGCGCAGAGCCAAAGAAGCCCTGCAGGCCGCCCAGCGCGCCACTGACCGCGACAAGGCCAAGCGGCAAGAGCCACAAAAGCGCTGCGCAAGCTGCGGAGCACCCGTCCACCACGAACCCCAGGAAGGCGAAGGCCTGCCCTGCGGGCATTGAACACGGAGAACACCACCATGACCAACGATTGCAAGACATGCCCCGTATCCACTGGCACCCACAAGCCAGCAGAGGCTGTGCACCAGATTGACGAGCCGCAGGCCGATGCGCTGCTGGAGCTAGCCGCCTACCGCTTCACAGTGGAGAACCGGGAGGCGCGCATTGCAGAGCTGGAGAAGGAAAACAGCTACCTTAACAATGCCTGCGCAGAGCTGGAATCCCAGCTTGAAGCCATCGGCGCTGGGGGCGTGGAGCCGCTGCGCAAAGGCTTTGTGCGCCTAACCGATGTGCTGGCGCGACTGGAGCAAGGCTTTGGCGCGAACAGCGCGCCGGTCACCACCATCAAGCGCCATTTTGAAATGCAGGCCGCCACCCACCACACCCAGCAGGGGCTGGAGCCAATCGAGCAGCGACAACTTGCCATAGGCCAGGCCGTCGAGCGCGCATGCAAAGAGCTGCCAGAAGGCGCAGAGATTCAGATCTATCTGGAGCGAGGTGCTGGCACCGTCAACATGACTGACTGGGACGGAAACGAGTTTGACCACTTCGACCAAGATCACGAAGACTTTGCATGCCGAATCAATGCCGCGATTGATGGCGCTATTGCAGCGGATCAGGCTGCCTCCCAAGCCAAGCAGGGAGAGCAAGCAAATGGCTAAGAAACCACTATCAGGTAAGCGCTGGTTCTATGCAGCAGGTGCGCGCGCCGCGTCACAAGGAAAGCCTATGTGGCTTGGTCAAGACCGTCAGCAGTGGCCGCAGTGGGCAAAGGATGCATACACCGACGGGTGGAGCGCTCAGCAGTGGGGTGACTGGCGCGCCACCCAAGCAGCCAAGCAGGGAGAGCAGCCATGAGCAGCATTCGCACAGCC